CCGCGCCCAAGAGGAAAACATGAAATCAATTTTAAGCAACGAAAAAGTTTGTTTTTTGTGCGGTGCGAATGGGCCGCTTGAGAAACATCACATATACGGCGGAGCATTTCGCAAGAAAAGCGAGCAGCAAGGCCTTTGGGTGTATCTGTGCCATTCGTGCCATAATGAGCCGCCAAATGGCGTACATCACAACAGAGAGCGCATGGACGCATTGAGAGCCGAAGCTGAACGGGCGTGGATAAACGCCAGGAATAAAGAGGTGCTTCAGTCAAGTATTGATAATTTTATACGTGAGTTCGGAAGGAACTATCTGTGAAAGAACAGCCGGAATTGAAAGTTGAGATGGTGTCAGTAGACCAGCTGACACCTTATTACAATAATGCTAAAAAACATTCACACGAGCAAATAGATCAGATTTGTAAAAGCATTCAAGAATTTGGATTTAATGATGCGTTGGGATGTTGGATCAACGCGAAAGGTGAGATTGAGATTGTGGAAGGACACGGCCGCCTTTACGCCGCTGATAAGCTTGGCTTAAAGGAAGTTCCCGTTGTGTTCTTAAACCACCTCACAGATGAGCAAAGACGAGCTTATACGCATGTTCATAATCAACTCACGATGAATACAGGGTGGGACTTTGAGATTCTGGAGGAAGAGTTTCAAGCCTTGCCGGAATTTGAGTGGGAAGATTTTGGGTTTACAAATTTGAACTTGCTCGACGCGCTAGCCGGTGGAGAACTGGACATGTATAGTGAAAGCGAAAACGATAGGGAGTTATTTGAAGTTACGCTGAATGTGCCTATTCAATATCGCAACCAAATAGAACGTTTTATTAAAGCTGATGGCAAGGGTTCTATTGTTGCTTATTTGATTGAAAGTTCAAACGTTTATGGCTGCTAGTGGTTGTATAGGTTGTGGCTCGCAAGCTAGTATCTGCTGCTTGCCTATAAGAATTGACACTTACACAGGTTGTTCGCACGGTTGCGCGTATTGTTTTGTCGGGAAAAGAAACAAAAAGCGCATGAACAGTGTTGTACCGATTCCTGGAGCGGCAAAAGCCATTCGAGAATTTGCCGCAGGAAAAAGAACAGCCGATACTCGCTGGTGTGATTGGTGCATACCGTTGCACTTTGGCGGGACATCTGACCCATTCCAACCATGTGAAAAAGATTACAGATGTACCATGAATGCGCTTGAAGCCTTTGCGCAGACGCAATATCCTTTTGTGTTTAGCACCAAAGGCGCGTTAGTTGCCGAGCCCGAATATCTGGCAGTTATTCGCGAGTGCAATTGCGTGGCGCAAGTTTCGATGGTATCCCCGAAATTCGACAGAATTGAACCAGGTGCGCCAACTTTTGAGCAACGTTTAGTAATGCTAAAAAAGTTAAAGCCAAATGTGAAGAAGCTTGTAATTAGGATTCAACCAGTTATGCTTGAAGTTGTAGGGACATTAAAACGTGATATACCACGCATGGCAGAAGTTGGCGCAGATGCCATTATTGTCGAAGGCTTGAAGCTAGACAAAAAGTTTGCAGGTTCAGTGAAACTTGGAAGTGATTTCGCTTATAAGGCAGACGAACTTAAAGCCGCTTTTGAGCAAATTAAAGAACGCGCGCATGATGCAGGCATGGAATTTTATTCAGGAGAAAACCGTTTGCGTTTTATGGGAGATTCGCTGAATTGTTGCGGTATAGATGGAGTTGCGGGTTTTGCCGGTAATTCTTACAACTTATGCCACAGATACAATGGTATAAAAGCTGAGCCAACCGAAGGAATGAAACAGCCTAAAACGGCTAATTGTTTTAGTGCAATTTTTCAATCAGAAGCGGCGCGTAGCAAAATTGGCGACTTCAAGAACGCTTGTTTTGCCCAAGTTATGGAGCATAAGGAATTAAAAAAGCTTACAGAAAAACAGCTAAAGATATGTTAGCAACAGAGATCAAAGGGCAGTGGTTAGGAGTATAATCATCACATGGCATATTCTAAATGTACAGACGAACTAATTGCTGACGCCGTTCAGTGTAAACGCAACGGCATGTCCAATTGCGACATATGTGCTTATATTGGCATCACTGAGACCACATTCTATAAGTGGCTAAGAGAACCAGAACGCCCGCAAGAAGTTAAGTTTTCGCAGGCAATCAAAAAGGCTGAAACCGATTTCAAACAGAACTTGCGCCAGCGCATCTTGAAACATACCGACGAAAGCTGGCAGGCAGCCGCGTGGATGTTAGAGAGAACTTACCCGGACGAATATGCGAAGCCTGAGGTTCAGATGGCACGCCAAGAAGCACGCGAAGCGGCTCAGGCTGCAATTGAGAAATTTAGCGATGTACTTGTTGAAATTCGCGAGGTTGCGTGTGAAAATCGAACTGACGCCTAAGCAGTGCGAGTATATACGTAATGCGAACAGGCGCTGGAACATGGCAATTGGCGCTGTGCGTTCCGGCAAGTCGCATCTTGCGATTCAATACCTAATTCCAAATAGACTACTTGAGCGAAAAGGCTGTAAAGGTCTTTCGTTCATTTTAGGCGCAACGCAAGAGAACATTGAGCGTAATGTCCTTTCGCCTATGCGCGAAATTTGGGGTACCAGTATGGTGAGCGAAATCAACCAGAAGGGCCGCGCGCATATATGGGGCGAGATGGTTTATTGTTTGGGCGCCGATAGTAAGCGCACAGTTCCGCGTTTGCGCGGTGCAGAAATCAAGTATTGTTATTGTGACGAGGTGTGTGATCTAAACGAGGACGTATTTGATATTCTAAAGAGCCGCTTGAGCCTTGATTATTCATGTTTCGATGGTTCGGCTAATCCAAGCTTTCCGCAACATTTCGTTAAACAGTTTATCGACACGCCGGACTTGGACATTTATGTTCAAGATTACACGATTTACGACAACCCATTTCTGCCGGCCGATTACGTGCACAATCTGGAGAATGAGTACCGGGGCACTGTGTTTTACGACCGCTACATTTTGGGCAAATGGACGCAGGCTGAGGGACTTATATACCAGGATTACGAAAAGGCCATAGAGCCGAAGTACGAGGGCGCTGTGGTTGATTATTGCATCTCGTGCGACTATGGCACACAGAACGCATTTGCGGCCTTACTGTGGGCAAAAGACCCGCGCGGAACATGGCATGCAATTGACGAATACTATTACAGCGGAAGAGATGAGGGGCATCAGAAAACTGACGCTGATTATATGGAGGACATGCTGGAGTGGGCGCAGGACTTGCCTGAACGTGTGGAATTTATCATTGACCCCTCAGCCGCTTCAATGATTGCAGCACTAAGGCGTTCAGGCAGGTTTAAGGTTCGAAAGGCTCGCAATGATGTGTTAGCCGGAATCAAAGAAACTGCTATATGCATTCAGCGTGGAACGATTAAAATCGCTGATAGCTGCGAAAATTGGGCAAAGGAAGCAGCCGGTTATGTGTGGGACAGCAAGGCTGCCGACGATAGGCCGGTGAAAGTGGCAGACCATGAAATGGATAGCGCTCGTTATTTCGTGGCGACCAAGAAACTCGCAAAGAACCGCGAGGAAGCGTACCAATCAATCTTTGAGCGGGGAGTACAATGACAATCAGAACTTTTCAAGACTTCGAAGCGGCCGGGAATAAGCCGGAATTTATTGCCGATGCTGTTCTGCAGCATAAAAGCGGGAGAATGTGGCGAACAGCACACTCAGCTGACAGTTACGACCGCCAAGAGAATGAAACAATCACACATTTTGTGCGCGAACTTTACACGCTGAACGGCGCGAAGGTTAAAGACTTCACAGCGTCGAACAATCGAATTGCTAGCAATTTCTTCAATCGGCTAAACACTCAGCGCTGCATGTATTCGCTTGGCAAGGGTATTTCTTTCGTCAATGTTGGCGGCACAGACGCCACAGACTTGAGCGGCGAAGATACGACCAAGGCCGCGCTAGGTGGAGCGCAGTTTGACCAGGCCATGAAGAAGGCCGGTTATTTCTCGCTAATTCATGGCGTGTCGTTCTGCTTTTGGAATCTTGACCGCGTGCACGTGTTCCCGGTGACAGAGTTTGTCCCATTGTGGGACGAGGATACTGGAGCGTTACGTGCGGGCATTCGTTTTTGGCGTTTGGACGCAGACCGACCAGTTACAGCCGTTTTGTACGAGGAAGATGGCTACACAGTCTATAAAGGCACAGACGCCCATAGCTATGAATTGAAGATTAAAGACGAAAAGCGCGCGTATAAAGTGACCACGCAATACACGCCGACCTCAAATGAGGTAGAAGTCGTGAGCGAAGAGAACTACACCAGCTTGCCTATTGTCCCGCTATGGGGGAACAGGCTACATCAGTCAACATTGGTGGGCATGCGCGAAGCTATAGACGCTTACGACCTAATCAAAAGCGGGTTCGCAAATGACGTTACAGACTGCGCGGAAATTTATTGGCTTTTTGAAAACGCCGGCGGAATGGACGACAAAGACCTGCAGCGCCAACTTGACCGCCTGAAGCTAACACACGCAGCCACAGTTGATAGTGACGACGGAACACGAATCACGCCTTACACTCAAGAGATACCTTACAATGCCCGCCAAGCAGCGCTGGAGAACCTGAAAGCTGGAATTTATGAGGACTTTGGCGCGTTGGACGTTCATACGATTGCAGCGAGCAGCACGAACGATCACATAGACGCAGCATACCAGCCACTTGACGAGCAGGCTGACGACTTC